GCACAAGAAGCTGCAAAATTTGAATTTGAATGTTCAGAAGCAGCACAAAGAGCTTATGGGAAAACAGCACAAGGCGTAATGCTTCCTGATGAAGTTTTAAGAAACTGGAATCAGAGAGATTTAAACGCTTCTGATGACTCAAATCTTATTGGACAAGATTACAGAGCTGGTGATTTCATAGATGTTCTAAGAAATAACTCTGCTGTAATGCCTATGGCAACTATGCTTAATGGACTAAGTGGCGATGTAAAAATCCCAAGAAAAACTGCTGCTTCAACTGCTGCATTTATTAGTTCAGAGGGTGGTGCTGCTGGTGAATCAGAATTTACTGTTGGTTCAGTAAGTATGTCACCAAAAACTTTAGGTGCATTTACTGATGTCACAAGACAATTAATGATTCAATCATCTATTGATGTTGAAAACTTAATTAGAAATGACTTAGCACAATCTATGGCTATTGCTATTGATGATGCAGCTTTAGAGGGTTCAGGAAGTTCAGGTAATCCAACAGGTATTACTAATACTTCAGGCATTAATACAGTATCACTTTCAAGTGCTGCTGCTCCAACATTTGCAGAAATGGTTTCAATGGAAACTGCTGTAAGAGTTGATAATGCTTTACTTGGCGACTTAGCTTACATAGTGCATCCAACTAACTATGGCACATTAAAAACTACTGAAAAAGCAACCAATACAGCACAATTTGTAGCTGTTAATGATGAAATCAATGGCTATAAAGTCGTTGTTTCACCTCAATTAACTGCAAACAATTATGTATTTGGTAACTTTAATGACTTACTTGTAGGAATGTTTGGGGGGCTTGACTTGGTAGTGGACCCTTATAGTAATTCAAGTTCAGGTACAGTTAGAATAGTAGCTTTACAATCAGTCGATGTAGCTGTGAGACACGCAGTTTCATTCTGTGCTGGAAGTTAATGGTACTTGGTACAAACAAAATGGGTGGATTAATTTCCACCCATCTTACAAAAGGTGGAAAAATGAAATATTTAATTTTACAAGATACAATAGCTAACAAAGAAAAAGTAAAAGCAGGTGATGTAATAGAACTATCTATTGATGAAGGTAGATCACTTGTTGGATATGGTAAAGCTGAAGAATATAAAGGCAAACCAAAAAAAGAATCTAATAGAAGTGTTGGTTTAGAAAAATCAGAAACTAAAGTCAAAAAAAGAAGTAAGTAAAAATGGCTATTGAGAGTGCTAGAGATTTTACTTCTTTCCTTGATGCTACAACAGGGCATGGAGTTACTGGCACTTATTTTGAATCAGGAAAGCTATTTGACGACTTTCCATTAATTGATACTTTAGGATTAATAGACAATGGTTCTTCAGTATTAATAAATCTTATAATAGATCAACCCTATGTCAGCATTGAGGGAGAGTCTATATCAGTAGAGGGTTTTCAACCTACTGCAATATTAAAATCAAGTGATGCACCTGATATTACACAAGGAGATAAAATAGTTGTTGATGCTATAACAACAAACAAAGGCAACACTCTTACGCCTGAAACAACTTTTTTTATTAAAGTAGTAGAACCTGATAATACAGGTTATGTAAGTGTTACATTGGAGAAATCATAATGTCGCAATACAGACTAGAAACTGAAGAAGATATGAGTGCTTACTTAGATATAAATTTTGGACATGGTGTTACTGCTGTTTATACAGTTGGTGGATCATCTACTACAATAAACATAATTATTAATAATGAATATGTTGAACAAGTAGAGGGAACAGGTGTAGAAGCACTTAAACCTATTGCATATTGTAGAACAATAGATATTCCTAATATTGCTTTTGGAAATACTTTAAATGTATCAGCTATAAAAGATGTTGATGGAAACACATTAAAAGCAGCACAAAATTATACTATTGTTAATGCTCAATCAGATAGAACAGGTTTCTCTGCATTGATGTTAGAGGAAATTTAATGGCAAATCATATAAGACAACAAATAAGAGAAAGAGCAGGTACAGTATTGACTGGTCTTACTACTACAGGAAGTAATGTATTTGAAACTAGAATATATCCTTTAGAAAATACAAACTTACCAGCATTAGTAATTTATACAAAAAACGAAACTTCTGAACCTTTAGTGATAAGCACAAACAGGTTAATGAGTAGAGAATTAGAATTAATCGTTGAGGTTTATGTAAAACAAACTAGCAACTTTGACGATCAAGTTGATAAGATATGTAAAGAAGTTGAAGTAGCAATAAGTGCTGATACAACTTTAAATAGTCTTGCAAAAGACTGCTTTTTACAATCAACTGAAATAGAATATAATACAGAGGGAGAACAACCATTAAGCTATGCTGTTCTCACATTTTTAACCAACTACTATGTTCAGGAAACAGCACCTGATGTAGCAGTTTAACGAGGTACAATTATGAAAATGATTTCACCAAATGGTAAAAGTTCTATAAATGCTCATCCTGATAGTGTTGAATATTTAAAGAAAAAGGGTTGGAAAGAAGAAGCAATCCCATCGAAAGATAAATCTAAATCTTCTTCTAAACATAACGAGGAATAATTATGGCAACACATCTTGGAAAAGAAGGTACTGTACAAGTTGGCTCTAATGCTATTGCTGAAATTAGAAGTTTTAGTATAGATGAAACAATAGATACAGTTGAAGATACTAGCATGGGTGATTCTGCAAAGACTTACTTAGCTTCTATCAAAGACTTTAGTGGATCAGTTGATGTTATATATGATGAAACAGATACTAATGGTCAAACAGCATTAGCTATTGGATCATCTGTAACATTAAACTTTGCACCTGAAGGTACAGCTAGTGGTGCAGTCAAGCTAACTGGTAGTGCTATTGTAACTGGAAAATCTATAAGTTCATCTTTTGATGGATTGGTAGAATCTAGTATTAGTGTTCAAGGTACTGGTGGTTTAACAACTACTACGTATTAATCATGAAAGCTATTGAGAGAGCTAAAACGCATTTTGCAGAGCAAGATGTAAAGGTAATAAAAGTGCCTGAATGGGGTGAAGAAGATAAGCCTTTAGAAATTTACAGTAAGCCATTAACGCTAAGTGAAACTTCTAAACTTTATAAAATGAGTAAGAATGATGATCTTACGATGATGGCTTATGTACTTATCTATAAAGCACTTGATGAAAATGGAGATAAATTATTTACATTAGATGATAAAAGTTCTTTATTAAATAATGTAGATCAAGAAATATTAGTTAGTGTAGCAACTCAAATTATGGGACAAGAGCCTATTGAGGATGTTAAAAAAAACTAATAGAGGATGTTAATTTATACTCGCAATACGCACTAGCTGAAAAACTAGGCAAGACTTTAGAAGAGTTGCAAGAAATTAGCATCCATGAATATCAAGGATGGATAGCATACTATGAGTTAGTAGAAGAAAGGCAAAGAAATAATGGCAAGTAAAAAAATACAATTTAAACTAACTGCTGTTGATAAAACTAAAGCAGCTTTTGATAAAGTTTCTAAAAGTTTGAAAACAGTAGGTGGTGGTGCTATGAAAGCTGCAAAGCTGATTGGTGGTATTGGTTTAGCTGCTGTTGGTGCTGCTGCTGGTTTAGCTATTTTAGTTAAAAAATCTTTTGAATATATTGATACGTTAGGAAAAACAGCTTCAAGGACTGGTATTGCAACAGATACGCTTCAGGCTTTTCAATTAGCTGCTGTTGAATCAGGCTCAACTATAGAACAAACACAAAAAGGCTTAGAAAAATTTGCTAGGTCTATTGGTGATGCTGGAAGGGGTTTAAAAACACAAGCAGATATATTTAAAGATTTAGATGTAGATTTAAAAAATACTGATGGTACTTTAAGAACTTTTGAAGAAATTTTAAACGATACTGCTGATGGGCTTATGGGATTAGGTTCTGAAGCAGAACGAGCTACAGTATTAGCAAATTTATTTGGTAGAGCAGGTATACAATTTTCTGAAGTATTTAGAGGTGGTTCAGATCAAATAAAAGATTTTACTAAAAGAGCTAATGAATTAGGCATAATACTTAGCGATAAAACAATTAAAAATGTTGAGCAGTTTAACGATTCTATGTCTGTAGTCAAACTGCAATTAGGTGCTGTAAAAAATCAAATATTTGCTGCATTTGTTCCAGCTTTACAAGCAATAAGTGAAAAGTTAAGTGCTACTTTAAAAGATGCTAATTCTACTGCTGGTGGATTTAACCAACTTGGTATAGAAATGGCAGTTGGTTTTATGGAAGGCTTTAAGTCATTTGTATCTGCAACAGCAGGTTTTTTAGATAAGATTGCTTTATTTGGTAACAGTATAAGTGGTACTTTCGCTGCTATGAGAGTGGGTTTAGCACATATTAATAAGTCATTAACACAAATGAAAGTTATGGCTGGTTTTAGTCAGTTTAAAAAAGACCTTGTTGATGCAAAAATAGAGATAGTACGAGCTAACCACGCAATAGAAGATTTGGCAGCACAAAGAGAAAATTTGGGTAAACTAAGTGAAGCAGCAGAAGGCTTTGGTTCTACAATGGATGAATTAATACAAAGTATAAAAGATGGTGGTGTTGATTTTGAAAAATTTTTACTAAAAAATCAACAAGGACTTCAAAACAATCTTGATGCATTAGAAAGTTTTAAAGCTGGAATAACTGGTAAAGATGGTTTAAAAAATGCACTAGATAATGTTGCTATAGGCTCAATGAAAAAATTTGAAGATACTATAATTGATGGTTTAAAAAATGGTAAGTTTGCATTTAAAGATTTTGCTACTTATGTTGTTGAGCAGCTTGTAAGGGTTGCTATACAACAATTAATTGTAGCTAGACTTGTTGATCCTTTTAGAGCTTTGTTTGGTTTTACAAGTTCATCTACATCAACACCTACTAGTAGTAGTGGTGGTGGGGGTAAATTATTTTATGGCGATGGTGGTGGCTTTACAGGAACAGGTGCTAGAGCATTAGGCGTAGATGGAAAGGGTGGTTTTCCAGCGATACTACATCCAAATGAAACTGTTGTAGATCATACAAAAGGTCAAGGTATGGGTGCTACAGTTAATTTCAACATATCAACAGTAGATGCAGCTAGTTTTGATGAACTCTTAGCATCAAGAAAAGGATTAATTACTAGCATTATTAATAATGCTATGAACAATCAAGGAAAAATGGGAGTCGTATAATGTCAGGACAATTTCCAACTACAGTAAATTTTAGTGCATTACAATTTAAAGATAATAGACCTACATTACTAAATCAAACAATTTCAGGTAAAAAACAGGTAAGACAAATAGGTTCACAATACTTTTCTTTTACAGTGCAAATGCCACCAATGAAACAGGAAAACGCACAAGCATATTTTGCATTTTTACAAAAACAAAAAGGTTCTTTTGAAGATTTTACTATTGCAGCACCATTAGATAATTTAGGTGCTGGCAAGGCTGAAACAGATATACAAGTTGTTGGTTCTCATTCACTTGCAGATGCTTCTATTGCATTAGATGGATTTACTGCTAGTCAATCAGGAGCTTTAAAAGCAGGTGATTTAATTAAATTTGCAAATCATTCAAAAGTTTATATGGTGCAATCAGACATAGATGCAGATGGAAGTGGTGCTTTAACAGTTTTAATTAGTCCTAATTTAGTAGCTACTCTTGCAGATAATGAAGCAGTTACAGTTAATAAACCACAATTTACAGTATATTTAACAAGTAATGAAATTATGTACTCAACTAGTGCAAGTGGTTTATATACTATTTCATTTGATGTTAGAGAGGTTATTACCTAATGCCTAGAAGTTTATCAACTGCTTTACAAAATCAAGTATCATCAACAGCTACTAAAACTGCTTTTCTAGTAGAGCTTAACTTATCTACAACTATTAGGCTTACTGATTATTATGCAAATGTTGTTTTTGATTCAAACACTTATGAAGCTGGCGGTTCATTTTTGGCTGTAGATCAAACAACCGAATCTACAAAATTAGAAGTAGATGAATTAACCATAACTTTCTCTAATGTTACAGATCAGGTACGTTCACTTGTACAAAGTGGAGCATTTACAGATAAAGAAGTAGAGGTACATCTTGCTTATTTTGATTCTAATGAAGCTATTGTTGGTGCTATAAATTATTTTACAGGCAATATTAGAACTGTAAGTATTGAAGAAAGCTATGAAAGTTCAATACTATCTATGTCAGTATCTTCACATTGGGCAAATTGGAATTTGACAAAAGGTAGACATTTTACAGATGATTCACAACAAGATTTTAGTAGTGGTGATAAGGGTATGGAATTTGCTACACAAGTCAAAGAAGATGTTAGGTGGGGTATGTAATGGCTTTTGGTACAGCAGGTGCATTTCTAGTAAAAAAGGGTTTTTTTGCAAGGGTTGGTGCTGCAATAGCAGGTTTTTTTAGTAGCATCCCAGCATGGGTAAAGTGGACTGTAAGAGCAGCAGTCATTGGAGCTGGTGTAAAAGGCTTCATGGATGCAAAAGATATGATGTCCAGAGGTCAAGATATACTTGCTAATAAAGTTGCTGCTGGTGGTAAGTTACCAGTTATCTATGGGTGTAGAAAAGTTGGTGCACAAATTATATACATGGATGTTAACTCAAATGATTCTAGGGATTTATACGTTGTTTATGCATTAGCAGTAGGAGAATGTGAAGAAATTATTGGTAGAACAATAGAATTAGACGGAAATCCACTTACTGATTCAGCAAGATTTAGAGATGGTGGCTACATAGGAACAGACAAAATCAGTTCAGGTAATGGTTCATTAAACTCAGTTACGCAAAATGGTACTGATAGTTTAGATTTAGGTGGTGGTAATTTTGGTACTAGCCCTACTGCAAAGTATAGATATGTAATGAACTTACATCATGGAGCAGCTTCACAAACTGCTGATCCAATGCTTGTTGCATCTATGACAAATTGGACTTCAGCACATAGATTAGATGGTGTTGCATATATTGCAGCACACTATGGCTATGATAAAGAAGGTATGTGGTCAGGAGTTCCACAATTAACAGTACAAGTAAAAGGTAAAAAAGTATTTGATCCAAGAGATACTAATCAAACATTTGGAACTGTATCAACTTATGAGTGGTCAGATAATCCAGCATTAACTTTTTTAGATTTCATAACAAATGATGAATATGGTAAAGGTTTACCAATAGCAAAAGTGAATACTGCAACTTTTACTACAGCAGCAAATATAGCTGATACATTAGTTGACAATCCTTATTACAATGGAAGTGCTAAAACTATTCAATGGAGTGGTAATTCAGGTGATAGTTTTATTACTATACCATCAGGTCAAACTGATGCTGGTATAAGATGGTGGCAAAACAAAGTTGGTGAAAAGATAACGCTTACTGATACTGCTGGTAATGTGGTTTTGAATGGCATACAGGTTAAAGCAGTTGAAAGAACTAGATATTATGGAGCAGCATTAAGTTTAACTATTTATATTAGTGCGACATTAGGTGCAACTTATTCAACACAAACAGGCACAATACTTTCTAAAATTAAAAGATTTCATTGTAATGGTTACTTAGATGCAAATAAAACTGTTATGGATAATGCTAAAGAATTACTTGCAAATATGCGTGGTATATTCACTTATGTTGATGGTGTCTATGAATTACAAATTGAAGATACAGGTTCATCTACATTTAGTATTACTGATGATCATATAATTTCTGAAACAGGTATTGAGGTTAATTATGGAAGCAAAGACGATAGAGCAAACAAAGTCATAGTTGAGTTTTATAATTCAAATAAAAAATATGAATTAGATACAGCAATAGTAAAACATGATGCTAGTCCACATTATTATTCAGACGATGGTGAAATATTAGAAGTAAAGGCTACTTTCCCTTATATTACTGATCCTTATATTGCACACAATTTAGGTAAAGCAATTTTAACTAGAAGCAGAAATCAAACAACGATGACGTTTTTAGGAACGCCTGAAATGTATAAATTAAATGTAGGTGATATTGTTGATTTAACTTATGCAGGTTTAGGATTTTCAGGAAAAGTTTGTAGAGTAGAAGCAATAGAACTTCAAACTACTGGATTAGTTGCTATTAGTCTAATTGAATATTTTGATGTTTATACATGGGAAGTGCCAGCACAAGAACCATTAGAGGAATTATCAGACTTACCATCAGCTTATGCAGTAAAAGCACCAGCAGGACTAGCATTTACTGATACAAGTTCTAGTTCTACAGGTAGACCTTTTTTAGCTTGGAATGAGCCAACAGATTTTCCAAACTATCAATATAGAGTAAATGTTGTTGATTCTTCAGGCAATCAAGTAGTAAATAAAATAGTTGATGTTGAAAATGTTGATTTAAACTTTACAAAAAAAGGCACTAATTATGTTGCTAGTGTTACATCACTAAATCCTTTAGGTTCAGAATCAAGTGCTGCAACTCTTACATTTACAGTAGGAAATGAACCAGTAGGTTCAGGAGATATACAAGCAAACGTAATTACTGCAACTGAAATAAATGTTGCGAATTTAGCTGCTATTTCTGCTGATTTAGGTTCAATTACAGCAGGTAGCATGAATATTGGATCAGGCAATTTTACTGTTTCATCTTCAGGTGTTATGACTTGTACAGGTGCTACTGTAGCAGGTGCTATAACAGCTTCATCATTAAATGTTACAGGTGCTACTGTTACAGGAACTTTAGATGCAAGTGTGATAACTTTAAATGGAGAACCATTAAATAGCGTATTAACTTATTCAGAACCTAGTGGAGTTGGTTTATTAACATTAAATGAAAATGCTTCTATTGCTGGTGATATTGTTTTATCAGGCACACAACCTGATTTAATTGTTGGTGATTTGAGTGGTGGTCCAAGTACAGATACAGTTCAAGCAGATGTAATATTAAAAAGTAGTACGGGTGCTGCTAATTTTAAAATAGAATCTGCAAGTGCAACTAAAGTTTTATTGCAATATGACGCTACAACAAAAACCACATTAGATGCTGATAGTAAATTAACTATAAAAACAGGAAGCTCTACAACAGCTTTAACATTAGACTCTTCACAAGATGCTACATTTGCAGGAGAAGTTTTTGCACCCACATTAGTTATTGGTGCTGGTGCTCCAGCTTCAGCATCGTCTACTGGTACTACAGGGCAAATTCAATTCGACACAAATTACCTTTATGTATGTGTTGATATAAATACTTGGAAAAGAGTTGCTTTAAGCACATGGTAAAAAATGAAATTAAGATATAATATTAACAAAAGGAAAATATAAAATGGCAACGCATGACTACTCTATCGCAAACCAAACGGGAGCAAACTTTCGAGCAGACTTAAATAATGCTTTAGCTGCTATTGTATCTAACAATAGTGGTTCAAGCGAACCATCTACTACATATGCTTATGAGTGGTGGATTGATACATCTGCAAATGTTTTAAAACTAAGAAACTCAGCAAATAATGCTTGGATAACAATGCCATTTAGTATTACTGCTGATAACACAATAGATATTAATGCTGGAACTGTTAATGGTATTACATCATTTAGCTTTAGTTCAGGTGCTACAGTTACTTCTATACTAGATGAAGATAATTTAGCTAGTGATTCAGCAACAGCATTAGCAACTCAACAATCAATAAAGGCTTATGTAGATAGCCAAGTTACAGCACAAGATTTAGATATAAGCGATGGTTCTTCAACTATTGCTATTGATCTTGATTCTGAAACTTTATCACTATTAGGTGGAACTGGTGTTACATCAACAGCTTCAGGTAATGGTGTTACTTTTGCCATTGGTCAATCAGTTGGTACTTCAGACAATGTAGTATTCAATCAAGTTACAGGTGCATTAGTTGGTAATGCTTCTACTGCAACTGCATTAGCTACAGCAAGAACAATATCAGGTGTTAGTTTTGATGGAACTGCAAACATAACTTTAGATACAGATAATATTGGTGAAGGATCAAGCAATAAATATTTTACTAATGAAAGGGTAGATGATCAGGTCAATGCACTATTAACAGCAGGTACAAATA